ATGAATAAAACCATTATCGACTTCGTGAGTTTTTCAGGCTCTCCTGAGTTACTTGAGCGTTGCAAAGAAATGGCTAAGCAGCGTTTCGCTATTTCTCAGATTAACGAGTTCCAATCACAAAACGTTGTGGCTATTGCTCATCGTGAAAAAACCCAAATCGCCTACTTCATGGAAAACTTGGCTAACGTTCTGGGCTGTGATGAGCGTAGCGACTTCGCTAACAGTGATTTGTACTTTGCTGCGGCTGATAAGGAATTGAAAGACGCGGATTTACATATTGCGACGGATAAGACGTTTAAAGAGTGTTACGACAATCTGATTTCTAACATCGGTATCGATATGTTGGACGTGCTTTGTCATGGCGAGGTGGAATCGTTTCTTGAGGTACTTCAAAACGAAATCAGCTATGAGGGTAATCATTGGGAAATCCAACGTAAAGGCGGCGGATTTTCTGGTTATCGTCATTCAGCTAAGTTGCTTTGCAATGGTACTCAAGCTGGTTTAGTTGCTTGGGGTGCGGCTAACTTTGGCTTTTATGTATCGTTTTCTGGTAAGGGTTGCGAGGCCGTTGATATGGCTAAGCTTCAATACTCTCTTAAACAGATGCCTCACACTAAATTAACTCGTGTGGATATTGCTCTTGATGATATGCAAGGCAATGTGACGATTGATGAGATTAAAGAACGTTACTGTAACGGTGAGTTCATTACACGCGGCACACCTCCATCTTGGGGTGAGTTTTGGGGTGGTCGCGGTATGAGTAAAGAAGACCGTAAAAAATGCGGTTTAGTTCCTGATGCTGGTCATACGTTCTATGTAGGTGCTCGTGAGAACGGGAAGATATTCCGCGCTTACCATAAGGGTGCTCAACTTAAGTGTAAGGACTTCCCAAACTGGAATCGTTTCGAAGTTCAGATTGGTAACCGTTACCGTGTCATTCCTTTGGATGTTCTTACTAACAGTGACCAATATTTTTCGGGTGCATACCCTGCTCTATCTACTTTAATTCCTAGCGTTGTTCCTGTGGCTATTCCGACAGTGAAAGTTCAGTTCCAAACAACGTTAGAAAACGCAATCAAACATGCGAAAACTCAGTACGGTAAGTTGATTAACTTAATGTCTCAGCTTTATGCCGATGAAAAAAATTCGCATGAAAAAATTATCAAGCGTCTCACTGATGGCTTGGATATTACGGATATCCCCGACCGGATTAACTTTCCAGTCGGTCGGGCTTTTAACGCAATCAATCTGGAGTAAATGAAATGAGTAACACGATTACTGTTGTTGTAGCTGGCTGTGAGCATTCTGTTGGGTTGTCCAAAAAGGACGACACACCATATAACTTTGCTCAACTTAATATTTTGACACCAAATCAGGGTTGGAAGTCAGCAAAGGGTCAATGTAAAGCCTACGGTTTGGCTCAACGTCAAATGCCTATGTCGGCTAACCCTGCTTTGCTAGCTGAGTTCGACAAAATTCAAAATCAGTTCCCTGTTAAGTGTGTTCTGACTCTCGAACCTGACCCTGAGAACCCTCAGCGCAACCTAGTTACTGATTTCAAAATTGCGGAGTTAGAAGACGAATTATGACTCTCTCAGTCTGTGCGGAAATCCTCACTGATGGAACGATTAAAGCTTTCCCCTACGAGCCGTTAGCCAATTGCACGTTCGTAGTGGTGAGCAATGACGACTATCAGTTGATGGCGACTCGCGCAAGCTTGGAGTTTGATATTGATGCAGCATTTTACGCTGAGATAACAGGTTATTTGCTGCTCTCTTTTGTGTCCGGTCACGTGCTTGGACGAATCGTTAAAGGGCTTGGTAAAGCCTAATCCTGTAAAACCTTTTGGAGATATTCCTATGAAAAAACTTAACGTTAAAAAAATCGGCGCTAAGGCTGCTGTTGTAACTGGTGCTTTGGTTGCTTCTGCTTCTTCTTTCGCTGCTGACCACTCAGCTGCTATCAATACCGCCGTTAGTGAGGGTCAAGCTAACTACACATTAGTTGTGGTTGGTCTGATTGGTCTTGCGGCTATCGGTTTCGGTCTTCGTATGATGGTTGGCTCAATGCGTTCGTAATCGCTATGCAAGAGACGTTAACCGCCATACTCACCCTACTTTTCGCTCTCTCGATGTTCGGTGGATTCGTTGGGGGTTTTAAGTCTGGTATTAACGCCTCCTAGTGGGGCGTTATTTTTTATAAGGAATACAAATGAGTATTAAACAAAGCATTGCGTCACTGGTTATTTTGCTGAGTGTTTCGTTTAGTGCTAATGCTCTCGTTAAGTATAGTTGGAAGGGGCAAATTAAATATGCTGATTCTCCTGAGGGAATTATCACTCAAGTAGTTGGTTATTGTGGCTATATTCCATCTATGCGACAGTCTCAGAAAATGGTTAGTGGTCAACCTTATGGTAGTGGCAGTGTTTTGATAAACACTGAATATTTTGATGGTTCTGGATGTTCTGGTTCGGTCCTTAAAACTAGCTCTTTTACTCTTAGTTACACTACGGTTGCCTCATGTCCTGATGGTCAAGTGTTCAACCCTGATGCGGGAACGTGTGATGAACCACCTCCTCCCTCTTTCTGTAGTCGTTCTGACACTATAAATCAAATGAATCAATTCAAAGATGCTTGTTTTGATAAGGGTAATGGTTGGTCTCCTGAGGTTTCTTGTAGTGATGAAACAGAATCTTTGAGTATGACTTGCAATCCTCCTCCTCCTGAGTCTTGTGAGCCAGGTTCCCCTTCATTTCCAGCATGTTTGGATGAGGAAAACAAATGTGATGAAACACATCCTGATTGGAACCCTGAATACGGGATGTGTTGTACGCCAGATAACAATTGGTGTGATGTTCCACCCCCTGAATCTTGCACTATCTTCTCTCCAAATTGGCCTGCATGTTCTGGTGATACAGATATTGACCCTCCATCGGGTGGTGATTTAGGCGACCCTGACAAGCCAGACGGTGGTGGTTCTGGTGGTACTGACCCTGATAAACCTGAACCGGATGTTGATAATACTAGTGACACTCTAGCGGCTATTAAGGCGATGAATAAGGATGTGAACTCTCAATTAACTGGCATCAATAACGACATGAACAAAAACCAAGCTGAAACTAAATCGGCTCTTGATGCTCTCAAGGCTTCTGTTGATTTGAATACCGATACGGTTGTTGATAATGCCAATCACGTTGCGAATGCAATACAAGGACAATCGGACATGTTGTCTGATATTGGTAATAAAACGAATGGGTTGCTTACTTCTGCGAACAATCTTTTAAACAATGGTTTTGGTCAACTATCTAACGAACTTGGTGATTTGCAGTCGACCAATCAAAAAGGCTTTGGTGATGTTGTCGATGCACTTAATGAGCTTGGTAATACCGATGTAACTCAAGGTCAAGGTGAGGCTCCCGTTCTTCTCTATGATGGTGCTCAGTACGCTAATTTGCTTTCTGAGGTCGAAGCATTAAAGGGCGAGTACAAACAGATTCTTAATGACTTCAAGTCTTACTTTAACTTTAACGATGGCGTGAATAGTGGTGATTTTAACCCTCACAATCTGGGGCTTAACTGGCATGGCAACGCTATCAATCAAAAAAACCAAGTCATGCTAGCGTTACAGGATAACGCCGGAATCATATCCGCCGTGGTCTTGTTTATCTTTGGCATGTTGGGCATACGCGCACTTGTGGGGGCTTTGTAATGACAGACTTCTTTCAGTTAATGGCTAACTTTGGTGACACCATTTACAACTACCTGACCAATATGGGTAACTTTTTTGACCAGATAATGGTGTGGCTCCAAACGTGGTGGATAAAGATGAAATTAATGATTGCTATTGATTTTCTTAAGATTTCTTATCTCGTTGCCACTTCACTACTGGATGAAATTGGCTTTAGCGCACTCTTTAGTCAGCTCTTTAACCTCCTACCTTCTGAACTTAGATATTGGGGCGTGTTATTCAAGGTTCCTGAGGGAATGGCTATTTATGTTAACTGTGCTACCACTGCACTTGTTATGCGTATGTCGAGGTAATTCATGGCTATTAGTATTCGTACTGGCGGTAATGGTTCTTACAAATCAGCGTATACGGCTTGGTTTGTGATTCTTCCTGCTCTTAAGGCTGGTCGCGTTGTGGTGACTAACTTTGAGGGCATGCAGCCATTAGAAGAAATTGAGGAGCGATTGAACATCAAGTTTCCATCGTCTGCTAAGTTGATTCGTATCTTCTCTCGTTCTGAGATTGGCATTGAACTCTGGCAGCATTTCTTTTGTTGGTGTCCTCTCAATGCGCTTATTGTTATTGATGAGTGTCAGGATATTTTCTCCAAGAATATTGGTTTTGATGGTCGCAAAATCAAATATCGCCCTCTTGAGGAGTTTCTTCCTCATCTACCCAAGGGTTATAAAGAGTTCTTCGATTCTCGCCATGTTCCGGTTGATTTAAGTACCCTCCAATCTTGCGAGATTGACGATTTAGGTGTTGCTGAGTATGACGCCAACGGTCGCATAATCTACCCGTTAACTTATAACGAGGGCTTTATGCGTCATAGAAAATACAATTGGGATATCGAGTTGCTCTCGCCTGACTGGCAGCAAATAGATAGTTCAATTAAGGCGTGTGCGGAGCAAGCATTTTTCCATAAAAACAGGGATGGTTTCTTTTTTGCTAAGCGTAAACCTTGGATATACAAACACCCTACCAACGTGGCTAAGCCTGTTATTCCACAAAAGAAAGATGCCAACCTGTTTCCTCAAAAAATTCCTATTGAGGCTCATCTTCTCTACAAATCGACGGGTACGGGTGCCGCTACCAAATCAGGGGGCTTGAATACACTGTTTCGTTCCCCGAAATTCTTTCTCGCTTTGTTCTTAATGATTGCTTGTCCGGTGTACTTTATTTATGGCGTTATGGATTTATTTACTCAAGATGAAAGTCAGGTTTCAACAAATGAACCTGCGACGGGTGTTAATAGCCAAACTGTGGAATCTGTTCCGGTTGGACGGTCTACGCCGTCTACTCAAGGCGGTTCTGTTTTATCTGGCGGTGGGGATTCTAATCCGAATATTCAGCAAGCTAGCTCTCCTTTTGTTCCTGTAACTCAAGTTCTTTACTTTGAGGGTTTACAAAATGCTTACTTATCGGGATTTCATAAGCGTACCAACATCAAGGAAAAGAATGGTCTTAACCTGAGAACGGCGCACTTTGATGTGATCATTAACGCTTACACCAATGATGGTTTGTATTCTCTAAACAAGCGCTATCTTGATGCGGTTGATGTTCAATTTGAGTTACTCGATGAATGTTTAATGGTTCTAAAGCAAGGTGAGCTTAAGAGCCTTATTACGTGCGAGCCATCCAATCCTGTTGAACCTCGGGAACGTGAGGCGGTTGAGACGGATGTCGCTAGTATTGGTTCAATGCGTAGCAAAGCTATGAGTGAAAACTCTTTTTTGATGTGAGGTTTTGATGTGGCTTGTTGATACTGTGCGTGAAATTTATGTTTTGGTTTTATCTTGCTGTGGTGTGATTATGTTTGCGCTTTTATTTGGTGGTTCTAATGAATGATGAATATGTAACGGTAAATGATTTTGTCGCTGCTCTTGAGCTTATGAATGATGTCTATCTTTTTGATATGTTGTTGGGTGGATTGATTGGTGGCGTTATGGGAAGTTTTTTTACCATTCTATTACTTTCGAGTTGGCCCCGCAGGGATAAGGAGTTGCGGAGCGACGACGAAGCACCAAGCCGCCCACTAAATTTAAGATAGTCCCCCTCACTCAATCGGCGCGGTTAGTTGCCTATGCTCAATAGGTTTCTGCCGCCCTCCTTTCCTGCTAAGCCATTCTAAACGACTAGGGCACTCCCAATCGTCGTTTCTCTCACACCTACCTCATAGTGCGCCAAATCAATCGAGAGTCGAGATTGATTCTTTTGTAGTGGCTAAGGACAAATGACGACGACGAAAACTGAGGAGGAGGATTGCGGACGTGCCGCGTCATCCCCGTATAGTAATACGGGGTGAAAGTCTTCACTCCAAACCTACTGATTTTCTTCTTTCCTTAAAACAAAAAGCCCCTATTGGGGCTTAAATGTATCTATTCGTGAGTGGGTAACATACAGCGTTCCCATAGGCTATTGTAAATCGCTTTACTGCCGTTTAATGAGAAGGTAACTCTTTCTTCACGATTGAACAAAAGAACTTCAACGGAATTCCCGTTGAAAATTTGCTCTAAAACTTCTTTTGGTGGATTTTTCGCATAATACATATCATCGTACCTCTTAGTGCCACCTTCAATTTTAATTTTCTGACCACCATCAACTGCTAGCTCTATATCACTGACTCCATACCAGGCATATAAACGAGGATGTTTTAATCCAATGATTGTGAATCCTTTTTTGTCATCGCCAATTCCGCAACCTATGTGAAACTGATTATTATCACTAGTGGTATAGTGTGTTTTGAAAAACTGACCATTTCCTCTATTTGTTTCATGGCTGCCATCAAAGTTTGCTAGGCATGGTGTGGATATGCTTACAGCTATTAGAAATATGCTTTTCATTTTTAAGCCCTTGACGCTTGTTATATGAAATTTATTGCCTTTTAAGTCCGGCTATACATCTAGCATATTTAACGAGTCTTGTAAGCGTTTCTGTGTCACTAGGTGATTGAATTTCAAGTAAAGCTATTCCAGTCAGGATCTCTTGAGGTGTAACTTGTTGTCCTGTAGGTAGTTCAAGCGTGTCTTTATGCATTTTGAAATTTTCCCAAGCTTCTGAGGTGGCTAGTTCCCTCCCCTTGGTCATTCTCATAAGTCGTTTACATTCGGGTGGTATGGGCTTTCCTGAATCCCATAACTTGACCACCCTCACACTTTTAAAACATAGTTTTGCTACTTCTTCTACGCTTAAACCACACTCAAATTCACGAAAAACGTAATTCTTGCTCATTTTTCGAAAGTTCGTCATATATACCCTGATAATCAAAAGGGTGTATATGTAATTGATATGAAACATTATTCAACATAACGTCGCATAATACGAACTTAAGGGTTAGAAGATTAGCATTGGTGAAGTCAGCTTAGTTACGCCGTATTTGGCCTTTGCGGCCTTACAGGCTTCATCGGCTGTTTTGTATGGACCGTGAACTTCGATTTCACCGCAGAGGCCACTTGATAAGAACCAGTCATCAACTTTAAAGCCATGCAGCTGATTAAGTTCCTGCACTGTATCTTTGGTTACGTTCGATACCATGCACGTTGGCTCTTCATCTTGCTCATTCAAGTAACCGAACAACTGGATTGGATATTCCATTAGTTATTTCCTTCTTTATTAAGTAACAAGGCTGAACCGCAAGCCACTTGTTTATAAGCTCAAGCTGGCGTTCCTGAAGTTCTGGCACTAACTCGTCTGGGCATGAGCCTGTGTTTAAGAACACGGTTATATCAGATAAGTAACCTAACGATTGCTTCAAGTCTTTGTCTGTAAAGTTCATAGCTCAACCTCCATTTGAGTCAGCTTCATGCCGTATTTTTTAAGCTCCAGTTTTCCGTAGCTATTGATTACGAAGCTTGATCTATCAACTGTGTAAGTTCCTGCTCGATACATACTTTCATCTTTCTCTAATGATAACTTCATTTCTACTGGGAACTTACCACCAAGGTACGCATAAGCGATTTGTTCGTAGATAGTTCTTGAAGCTTTGTCGTCTTTGCCTGGTATTCTGACAATTTATTCGATCATCGTTTTGAGTACGTCGACCACAGATTCACAATGCCTGAGGATTTCATTCCGTCGGCTGTGAAATCGGCAATGAGTGCGTCAATCTACTCACGAGACCTGTCAGATTTTAAAGCCGTTTCTGGTGCGATGAGTACGTATGAAAAAACCGTCACGGACGCTGCAAATAACCTGCTTGAAAAGAATTTAACAACAGAGTCTGAGGGGTACATCAGTGCGATTTCCAATTCGTTTTTGAGCGTAATGCCTGAGCCTAGCCAATGCATGAACTTATCTATCCCAACGATAAACGGGAATCAGGTTTCGATTGATTGCCAGTTCTCGGAAAAGCTCAAGATGATCCTTTCGATTCTGAGCTTGTTGAAATCCTGCTGACTGAGGTCAAGCCTGTACCAAGTAACAAGCCAGGTTCGGGGAGATATTACTAATGATTCAGTTACTACCTATTGTGAGTACTATTGGGACGGCGTTGCGCCTCCCTGCTCTCGTGGCGTTTATCTCACAAATCGCCACGACTTTATTTGGTTGGTTCTTTATTGCGAAAGCGCGAAACGTCACGATCAACCTAGTTATTTTAACGCTGTTAATTGGTTTAACGGTCACGCTTACGCTGGCGATTTACACTCTTTCGACAGGCTTGGGGAGGTACAAATTATCAGAACTGGATTGGCACGTTAGGAAGAATTAGGCATAGTGAGAATGTATTTAAGTCCACACTGCTGAAAATGAAAAAGCAAATACAAGACGGTTCTCATCCTGAGAAAATTCTTGAGAAGAAAGATGCTAACTGGAAACCTACTGTATGACTGTATACAAATTAAAAAATAAACCTCGAGAATTTAAGGTCTTAGAGCATGCCCCTTATAAGCGAGCTCTCGATTCAGATGACCTTAAGTTGTTAAGACGACTTCGAAGAGGCCCTGTTGATTCAACAAGCTTGAGAGATGTTTGGGTAAATGAGTATGCAACATTTACTCAACACTTTAAATCTGCTGAAGCAATCCCAGACATATCTCAATGGAGAACATTTCTTGTCTTGAGAGAAAATGCATATCAGGTAGTACGAGATGTAATTGATTCTGACGGTGAGTTCTTACCGATTACAATCGATGATGAAATTTTTACCGTGTTCAACGTGATGTCCTTTGGAGAAGAAGACAAGCAGAAAATCAAATTTGAAGACATTGGCGGAGAACAAGGATTATTAGAGAAACTGGCATTTATAGAAAGCGATCTTTCAAATAAATATGTCTTTAAATCAAAAGATGAAGGTTGTATGTCAATTTATTGTGATGACAAACTCATATCGTTATGTGAAGAGCACAATCTAAAGGGACTTTCGTTCGATACAAATCTACTCGATGTATTTGAAGATTGA